GCCGGTATTAATATCAGAGTTCTTAAGAATGTCCAGCGTTTCGTTAACTTTTGTCAGTGCCGACGGAATGGTTTGCGCAAAGTCATACTTGTCAACGTCAGCTTTACCCATGCCGCCGCCGACAGCTTCAGCGTACTTACCGCCGCCAAGATTAATTGCAGTTTTAGGTGCGCCTTTCGCGGCAATAAGACCTTTTTGCTCCATGACCGCAGGCGAAAACGGCTGCTGTTGTGCAAGGCTACCCGGCACAACCGAGGCTTGCCCGCCAAAAGCAGGCGTAGACATAATTTGACTAGCCCCACCAAGCGATTGAGGTGTTAGCGTTGGTTTACGCTCAGCAACCGTAGCCCCCGCTTGGCTCAACAATTGAGCGCGGCGCTCCGGCGGCGCAGACAACAATTGTTCAACTACGCGGTTTGCGGTTTCTTGCGGGTAAAGACCTTGAATAACTGCATCTTGCCCAAAAGCCCTTACATTGTCATCAGATGGATTAGACGACAACTCCAGTTTTAGCTTATCTACAAACTTACGTTGTTCATCCGCAAAAGTAAGTTGTGCAGTCTGTCTTTTTTGCTGTTGCTCCATAACACCCGGAATGCCGCTGCCTTGACCAGCCGCAGCCATGTTTTTCATCAGCATGTTGTAGTCTAGCTGTCCGGTTTCAGGGCTTAGCGACTCACTGTATGCCCTGTTCATGGCGTTAACGTTTTGAATGCCGCGCTCTGCTTCCTGCATCTTCATCGCATTCATGCGCTGCGTATCTTGCCCCGCCATTAGCTGTTGCATTTGCCCGTAACGTTGTACAGGATCAGGCAGTTCTACGCCCCGCCCTTGAAGTGCTATGTTTGCGTTGATTGCCATAATTAATCCTTAGCCCAAGCCAATTTGTTCGTTATACCCTGAGTATTGTTGGCCGTACGTATTTGCGCCTCCTCCGCCACGATTCAAAGCATTAATCAAGTTATTGCCTTGGCTGTAGTTTATGTACGAGCCTAGCCCTTGATTGATTGCGTTAGCCTGACCAATCGTACCGGCTGCTTGTGCGTTAGCGCCGCCCATGTAAGCGTTGCCTACGTTGGTAGCCATGTTTTGACCAGACGCGCCTAACTGCTGCGCTGTAGTCTGACCAACACCCGCCAACGACTGAAGCGGGTTCAGTTGGGCGCTGCGCTCAGTCTGGTAACGGTTAAAGGCGTTGGTGTACTCTTGCGAACCCATGTCTTGACCGTAGCGTTGCGCAGCTTTCAAAGCACTACCTGAAATCAAACCGCCGCGAGCAGCAGCACTTCTATCAAGTGCTTTTTGGCCTTCGGACAATCTGAAAGCATAACCTGGGTCTTGTTCAAACTGCGCCTGCCCAAACTTTTGATAGTTGGCAACCATTGGAGCGAGTTGATTCAGCGCAGTCTCACCCGCCTGCATCCAAGGCATTTGGTCTTGGCGGGTTTGCGCGTATTGCTGTTGTTGTAATTGTGCAGCTTGGTTAGCTGAAGCGGCTTGTGTTCCTGCCGCGCTTTTGGCTGCGCTGCCGCTAAGCAACGCGCCGCCAATTGTTCCACCAAGAATTGCTGCGCCTGTGCTTATTGCCATGATGTGACCTCTTTAATAAACGTGCGCTCCATCGGCTTAAAGCCAGCGCGAACATACAGTTTTTCCATTTTTGCGGCCCTGTCGTCTTCTAATGCAATCATAAAAAGGGCTGAAGCGTTACGCTCTTTTGCCCAATATTCAATTTGCTTGAACATTTTACCGCCTGCGCCGCTACCCCTAGCTTCTGGCGTTAGCCACCACCAAAGCTCCTGCACAACCAGCGCCGAAGGGTTGAAGTACAACGGGTACGCAATAGCGCCCGATATGCCAACCATTAGCCCGTCAACTTCTGCTAGCCAAATACCTACTGATTCATTTTGAATAGACTCGCTAAAAAATTTTGCGTAGCCAACAGGATCAAAACTAATAACGCCGTGCATCGGCGAAGCTATGTGAAATTCTTCTGCCAAAACTACATATTGAGCTAAGTCAGATTCTGTAGCTTTGCGAACTTGCATCAGGTAACCTCACGCCCACTAACCCGCATATTAATCGTACTGACTGTACTGGCAATAGTACTGATAAAGTCACCCGGATTCAGCACTTGACCTACCAGTTCAGGGAAGGTGTACACCTCTGACACTTGCAAAGTTTTGGTTTTGGTAATCAAGTTGGTAGGCCCAGCCGTGCCCGAAGTTGTCACCAAATTGACCGAGATGGTTTGCGGCGCCGTGTTGTAGTTCGTCGCTGTGAACTTGTCGATAATGGTGGTTACACCAGTCGCCGTGTACTGGGTTGTTTGCGTAGCTTCCACGGACTTGCCGGGGACTAGGTTTTTTACTGTGACGGTCATAGTGCTTCCTTATTGTTCGGTTTGCGTGACGGCCAAGATGACCGCTGGCGCTGCTGGCGCGAAAGCTGTAGCCGCTACGGTTGCGATGCTTATGTTTGTATCGTCGGCAGAGTACATAATCTCAATATATTCGTTAGCCAGCAGCGATGCAATAACATTTAGCGAGCCTACGATGTAGCCGTTATTTAATGTAGTCGAAACCAAACGTGCTGAGTTTGGCAGATTTGTTACACCGTTCTTGCGAATCCAAACGCGCGTAGCTTTCTGCGAGCTGTTATTTGATGTAATCTGCACCGATACCGCGAGATTGTACAGCCCAGCCTGCGCAACGTAAACACGGGATGTTGGCGTTCCGATTGACACGCCATTGGCAAGCTGCGTTGTGTTAAACGTAAGCGCGTAGGCCGTATTGATGGCTGCTGGCGACTGGCTGTCGGTTTTTGTAAATTCGCCGTAATATAACTGCTGCTGAATCGTCGGGCGCACGAAAATAGCGCCTATAGTGGCGCTGACTTTAATGACTGCGGCGACTGGCACAACGTTGTTAGGTGCAGTCGGCTTGACGTTGGTAAGACCACCCGCAACCGTTGGCGAAGCATAAAGCACGTCACCAATGGAGTACGCGCTGGTGTTTAGATCTCGCACGTAGCCAAAGGTCGTGCAGTAGCCGCGCGAGCCTGAGTCTGGAAAGTCATGTGTCATGACACCCAAGACGTACAGCGTATTGGTCGCGCCGTTAGCTAAGTAGGGGGCTACCGCTAAGGTACTGTCTGGCACGACGCCAGTGAAGCCCACGACTGCGCCGTTTGGGATCGTTACGCCAGTGTTGTTTTGAACGCGCGCGTAGGTTTCTAGGCCGATCTGTTGCGTAACGTCGTAGCGCAGACCAACTTCCACCGTATCGTCAACGCTGTTCCAACCCATTCGACCTATTTGGTTTGCGTGCGGCGCGTCTATTTCAAAGTCAAGATAGTTGGTGTTAAGCGTATTGCTATTAAGCAACGGCGGCGTGCTGTCCAGTGATTGAAGCTGCTTTTTAACTTCAGACAAGTCAGCCGTAGGGTTTGATACGGCTAGCGCCTGAATTTGCTTCTGCAATTCAGCGACTTGAGACTCAAGCGTAGACAACGCAGCATAAGCAGCAAATCCGTTAGGCTCTGGATTCAGAGACCCAACATCAATCAATGGTTGCGCAGGAGGCCCAACTTGCAAATCAGTCAATGAAATATTATTCGACCCGCCACCCGTCAACATGAACAGGTTCAGAAAAAAACGATACCATTCCCTAGATATTAGACCCGTGCGGTCATCAATAATAGGCACACGAGGCGCGATTATGTTTGTTTGGTTGACTACAGGATTAACCATTGGTAGGCGAAATCAATAACTCTGCGCCAACCAGTGCAACTTTTACAGGGTCAGTGCCAGATACTTCATACACACGATCACGCAGCTTCAGCGTCATACCCAGCCGACGCCAGATTACCCGGCGAAAGTACTCGCCGATCTTGCCCATGTCTGCCCAGTTTTCGTTAGACCATGTATGACCACCATCGTCAGAGAAGCGAAGCATGATTTGTGGCGAACTACCTTGACCATTGTTCAAGCCAACGCCAGATTCACAATCAAGCTGCAAGCTGTGTTGCGCTGTACGCTTTAGGTTGTTCTGGCCGGTAGGCAATGCGCGCCAAGTGCGTAGCCACTTCTGAATGTCGCCATTGTCAGCATAAGTATTTAAGTCGAGCGCGTAAATGTTGCCGTTGGCAAAGTCGCCCACAACGATCTGGTTGTTGAACGCCATCTGGCAATTGCTACGGTGGCGGGTAAACGCGCCGTTAACAAAGCCTGCGCGTTCATGCCAAGCTTGCGCTGACACGTCATACACCCAAGTCGTGTTGGCACTTGGAAAAATCAGCACATAGAAGGCATGGCCGTCTTGCTGATAAGTATACGCAACGGAATCCGTCATATCGCTGTATTGCTGAATTTGCCATTCAACAGCATGAGTGGAAACGCGCTGACCCGTATAACCATTTGCCCGGTAGACAATGCCTTTACCACGGGCATCAGCGCCTAGCCAGAATACGCCGTTGTCAAGTTTGGCGATAGAGTATGGCGACACACAGCCAATCTCGTTAAATGCCCCTTGAATGCGCGACAACGGAAAGTCTACATTGCCCGAGTTGTACCAGACCTCAACTGAGTTAGTTCCAAACACCCACAACTCGCGGTGGTCAGCAATAATGCCGGACACGCCGTCAGGTGAACCTTCAGCACTGGCAAAGTCCAGAGGGTCAACGGACAAACCATCGAACAGGCTTGTGACCCAAATTCGTTGGCTGTTAGGTTCATTGAAAACAAAGTAGCCGTCAAGGTACGCAACCGTAACCGCGCCGGGAAAGTCACCATCGGTAATCTGCGCGAAAGCGCCCGTGGTGTTGTTGTAGATAAAGCTGGGGCCGTTGCAGGCTATAAACAACTGAATGCCGTTGTCAGCCATGCTAACCGGGCCTGTACCGCTGACGTTACCAATTTTGGTAGCAACGTAGCCAGTGGTGATCTTGTACAACTCTGTGCCCGACACCACAAAGGCGTCAGTGCTGTCAATTGAAAAGTCCCACACGCCACGAATAGGCCCAACGCCGACCGTTGCCAAGAACTTAAGGCCAGGCGCACGATTCAGAAAGGCAGGCTCTTTACCGCCTTCAGGAATAATTTCAGGAAACAAATTAACGCACCGATTGTCTGCCGCGTTAACGCTACGGGTTACATAGGACGACCCAAGAAACGGCGTCTTCACTTAGAAATTCCCGCTGAAAACGTTGAACCGCTGACGCTGCGCCACGATTGCGTAAGGCATGGACATCACATCGTCTGGATTGTTGATGCGTTTTAGGTTGCGCTTGCTGGTCATGGCGACGCGTTGCACTTGCAGGCTAGGCTCTACGCCAAACTCAGGCGCAAGTTCCATAGCCAAGCTGTACGTAAACGCGCGAAGGTAGCCCGGAGGAAATGACAACTGCGTCGCCAAAGTAGCTGGCTGATCCAACTCTTGCACCGAAACAAAATGCCATTCCAGCAACCGCGTAGGCACTGGGTAAATGGTCATCGTAATGTCAGGAAACGTGTTGTTTACAAACATCACTTGCGGGTAAGTGCTAGTGACTGTCTTGACCGCAATACCGTTGAACTGCGCTTGATTGATTAGCTTAATGCCAAACGACACGTTTGTGCCCGGATCGCGGAAGTAGGTAGCGTCATCTATCAAGATGGGGCGAAGGCCCGAAAAACTACCTGTTGGCCCTAGCGTCTGCGTTTGATTAGCCACGCCAGCAGGCCACGTAAAGACTTGATCTTGCGTAGAGAACACAGCCAAACGCTCAGTTGACCACGAATCAATCATCTGGTTGAGCGCAACCAATGCGTCCTGCGACGTAGCCGCAGATGGCGTTT